GTTTTGACACCGTAGACATTAAATATTCTATTGTCAATTTCTCCAGTACAATTTCCAGACAAATTCGCATAATCAGCCATGGTTAAACCATTTCCTGTAATTCCGGATGCATCTGCAACGGATGGAAATATTCCAGTAGAATAGTTTTGAGGAATTAACCATTGAACTAAACCAGTTGTGCCTTGTTGGCCAATAATAACATCTAATTTTTTATTTGTATCTGTTTGATATTTTGTAAATCCAGTAGGTCCGCCTACAACAACTAAGGTTCCGCCATATGCCAAATAGTTAATTGCATGTAAGAAGTCGGTTCCAACAGTTCTAGGAGTTATACGTGTTACATTTTGTACAACACCAGTTTTTTCAAACATTCCATAAGTACCACCTGAATTTTGTGGACTTATCATAAAAGCAGTTATACCGGAAAGTTTATTTAAGTCTCCTGCCAAATCTTGAGGATTGGTATAAACAATATATTGATCACCTGTAGTTCCTTTTTGGGGCGTGTACTTATATCGTCTGGAATAGATAAGCCATCCAAATAAACCACCGGGATCATTTCCAGCAGCACCGGAAACGCCATTAAAAGTAATACCAGCATAAATTGACCCCATTTGCATGCCTGCTAAAAGAGTTACAGTTGTACTTTCTTTGGTATACTGGTTAGTACTGAGAAATGAGCTTAATGATGGCATTTAGATTCCTTATTCTGTCAAAATATTTAGCATTTTTATGCTGGGTACCAAATTAAACCACCTTGCACAAATTCTTCACCATCGTCTTCATCTTTTTGTTGTGGTGATATTAATATGTTATCATCTTCTGGGTTTGATGCTTGTTCGTAATTAAATTTTCCCTGTTCAATTAAATCTGCAAAATAATCTTGTCGTGTCAACCATGCAAAAAACACCAAAGACATTACCAAATCATCGTGGTGGCCATCTTCGGCTTTAAAAGTATTAGACTTTGACACAAATGACATAAGTTCTGCAATAATTCTTTCGTCATTTAATAAAATTTTGTCTTCTTCAATAAGTCGTTTTAAAATAGCACATCCAATTTTTTTAGTTTGGGCTGTGGTGCGTATTCCCATTTCATTTTTTCCAACACCACCAAAACCTTGCGATAAAATTTGACCTTTTCTTCCAAGAACCTTTGTCATCAAAACATTTTCATATTCTAAATCTGTATGCAATATTCCAGAAACTTGTCCACCTAAATCATTTGTTTCTATTAAAACAAATGCATTATTGTATTGCTTAGCTGCAGAATTTAATACAGTTGGGTAATGAAATGGGCTTATTACATTATTTCTGTAAGTAGATACTACCTTATATGGAGTACTTGTAGCATCTATAATTGTATATGCAGAATAATCCGCACCCTGTCCTCGTGAGACGTCTGCTTGCAAGAAATAAGTATGGTCTTTTTCAGGATATTCGTATATTCTTAAACCTTCATTTGTTTCATTTAAAGGTTCTTCTCCAGCTAAAACATTTAATTTACTAGTATTAATTAAAGTATTACTGGAACCAAGAAAACTGCATCCATATTCTTGTTCAAATTGTTCTGGGCTTGTATTGGCAATTTGTTCTTCTGCCCACACATCATCTCTTTTTGGGCCACCCGGAGTTATAGGAACATCTCTCCAACTTACTTCTACTGGAATAAATTTATTTTTTTGTTTATGTCCTTCTACTCTATTTGCATCAATCCACAGTTTGTGAAAATGGTTAAGTCCATTTGGAGTAGATACAATTACAAGTTTTGTAGTTGTACCAGCAGAAATGGTTGGATAAGTTGATGCATAGAATTCTTCTGCAATATGTGAAGGCAAGAAGGCGTATTCGTCCAAAAGAAGAAAGTTAAACGAACCACCACGAATGGCTGCAGATGATGTAGCATCGCATACAACTCTAGATCCATTTTCTAATTTCATTGATGTCTTATTCCATTCTATGACACCCTGTTGTAAAAATTGTGGTAAGTTTTCATATGCTAATTGAAGTTTGGAATACAATTCATCTTTTGCTGTTTTTAATCTATTTGCTAGGATTGCAACGCTAACACTTTGATTGAATGTTATATAATGGCAAATATATCCGATTACAGAAGTAGATTTACCAGATTGACGAGGCCATTTGGAAATAACAAAACGATTTTTATGAATTGATTCAACAAATTTTTGTTGATAATCATAAAGTTGTAAAGGCATAATACCTTTATCAAGAGTTTTTACCTTTACATATTTACTGCAAAAATACACAGGATCGTTGGCACACTTGATATATTCTTCAAGCTGCTCTTTGGTATACTGTATATCTACGCCGGGTGGTTTTAGTTTTGGGTTATTTCTATACCCAAGATTATTGTTGTTTGATACCGTCATTTACAACCTCTACATCAATCACTTTTTCAGTACTTCTCTCTTTATTTAACAGGTTTTGCAAATCTTTGGTTGACCCAACAAATACCGAATTATTGGTTTGAGTTAATTTTGCAGCAGAAGTAGATGTAATATCTTTGGCACTTTTATGTACAGAAAGAACATTATTGTTTAAATCTGCCATAGTTTTTAACATTATTGCAACTACTTCAAACGCACGAGGGCTATCAGATTCAGTTGCTACTTTTAATGCACTTTCCAAAGCAATGTTGCCATTTTGAATCAAATCTTTAAGATTGTTTTGAACCATCTCATAGTCTTTACCAAAATTTCCAGAATTAAAAGTTCCACCAGTTAAATTCTTAGAAGATTCTGGTTTTGTTGGTTCCACATCAAATAATTTTGCTAAATTTTTATTTAAAGACATTGTATTAATCTATTTCAATAATTGGATTTATATTTGTAATTGAAGTAAAGCTTTGCACTTCACCAAATATCCAAGACTTGGCTATAAATTGAAATGAAGCAATATTTAAACGACGAGAAGAAAAATCACCTTCATATTTTTCTGTTATGTTGTTGCTTTGCATTATAATTGGAATATCAAGGTTTGTTTGCACATCATTCATGTTTAAACGAATAACATGGTCCGGGACAAAATAAGGCATTATTTGTTCAACAATTTGAAGTAAATCATCTGTATGACGAGTGTATGCATACAAATTAAATATAACATTTACAGGAATTTGACTTTTAATTTTATTTCCGGTGGCTTGACATTCACCATTAGAACTTTGATTTATATTTAAAGCATATCTACCCAATCGTCGTGATGGATCAGGCGAAATACTAGACATCATAAAACTTATAATTGGTACTTGTATCTCAATACGAGTACCCTCTGTTATTGAAGAAGGCTGCAGTAGACGTTGAATAAATTTTTCTTGAGGAGCATAATGTATTGGAACACGAATTAAAAACGGATCACCAGTATCTGGGTCTTTATGTTGAATTTCAATATTACTAAACAAAGAACCAAATCCTACAACCAATTTTCTTAAATTCTCATTATAAAAGTTTCCAAACATTCATACTCCTTTATGAACAACTGATATCTGAATTACATTCATCGAACGGATTATTGGGATCAAATCCATAACTGTTTCCTTCTTGCTTGAGAACATCATTGACTCCCATTGTAGTGCCCAATATATTATTTAAAGGAATTACAGTAGAGCCAGAAAGACCTCTTGTTGTAGTATATGGCGAGTTGATTGCTGTATTTGGCGTGTCGATTTTTTCATAGCTATAAGTAAACAACTCTGCAGTTATTTGATATGAATATAATTTGCCCAATGGGTATAAAGGATTTTCGTGTTCTACAAAATTAATTTCAAATAAAGATTTTGATAGTGGAAAGTATATAAGATCGCCTTCTCTGGGTCTTATAATTGCTGCATCATATGATGTAACTTCTTCTTTAAATCTTTTACGAGCCAATAATAAAGATATTTTATCGCGAATTTCTAATCCAAATTGACTTATTACATCTGTACCATCAAATCCTTTATAGGATTGAATATACATTTCTATATTGTATATTTTTTCAAAAGAAGAAGTTGGATCTTCACCAAATATTTTATCTATATTAAAATACTTTCTAGGAACATAATAGCAATCTTGACCCATGGCTTGTATCAATTCAATAGTAAAACTTTCAACTAATGATTGCTCTGGTCTAAAACTTGTAAGATTGATGTATCTATTTGTTGCCATTTTAACCTATCATAGGATCAACTGGTAGTTCGTGTGTTTTTAGCAATGTAGCTTCAATTACATCTAATTCTTTTTGAGCATCTTGCATTATAGCTGCAGAATTTATAGAAGCACCTCCGGGAAGTGGTATACCGGCATACTTCATTAAATTTTGAGCCCATTGTTTTTTCAACATTGCAGCATAATGCCGTTGAAAAATACGATCACTCCATACTGTTGGATAATAATCCGGATTTACCTTTACATAAGCTTCTACCATTAGATATGAACCAGCTGGAATTAAACTTGGTTGTGTTTCTAAAAATAATCTTTGAGTAGTGTTTGTATATGTAAATGAATATGGATAATTAAATACATCATTTATTAATTGCAAATAGCTCATAGCTTCCATATATGTTGCCATTGGACCCTGTGCCAACCCACCTTGATTAAAATATAAACCAAAGAAGTCAAACAAAGTCATCTGATATCGTAAATCAAACATATAATCACCAACAATATTGCCGGGAGCATATACTTTGCTTATAGTACGTATATCACTTGCTAATGGCCAATATGCAGTAGCACCAGTTTCAGAAGAAGTAACAATTTGAGCTCCTGCCGCATAACCAAATTGAGATACATCAAAATATTGATTAGAAATATTTTCTGCAGTTACAGGAACAATAAACTGTGCTCGTTCATTAAAATTATAATGACGTTCATACAAATATTCAAGAGATTCATCTAAACGATCTTGTGCTTGTTCTGCATCAACGTTTACCTGAATTACAGGAGCACCAAGTTTTCTATATGTAAAATCAATAAATTCTTGACGGGTAGTTATGGCCATAGAAATATTTATGAATTCTCAATAATTTTATTAACTTGAGAAATCAATTTTTCTTTTTCCTCACTCTGGCCAATAGTTACCTGAATAGTTTGAATATCCTCAGGGGACATAGATTCAATTTTTTCTTTTCTTTCCCTAATTTCAGTTGGTTTGTGATTAGGATCATAATTGCTAAATCCCGGCATTTTCATTGGGCAATGCAGTGTTGGATAATCTAATTTTGAATAATCCGTACTTTCTGCCATTAGCCATGTGTGTGGTTTGTCACCACATCCGCATCCCCCACAATAATGTTTTGTAGAATCTACAATGCTTTGTTTTAAAAATGGGCATTGGGTAGCAATATCAAGACCACCAAAACAAGAAAGAACTCTCAATTGTTTTGTTGGAATATCTGTTTTATTATTTTTTAGGCCGCGCGAAGCTAAAGACGCAGCAAACATCATCATTTTATTAAACATAAGTTTTAAAAGGTAGAATAGTTAACAGACATGCCTGCAGGTATTATATATTTTTCAATAAATGATTTATAAGGAGTAAGATTTGATTTTTCTGCTGTACTAATTTTAATTTCTATTGTAGTATATGCACCAGTATCTACATACAGACTATCCCAAGATATTGCCAATAAAGAACATATTGCATATTTTATTGCTGATGGCGTACCTTTGGAATTAAAATAATTTGTATCGGCTTTAACCAAAAAAGTTCTTAAATTTTGAATAATGTTTTGAAATTCTGATGTACTAAAATCGGCACCAGGAAAATAAAAATCAGCCAATGCTTCTAAAAATATATTATTTGTTAGCAATGGAACTCTTAAAGTTTCCCAATTTAATTGTGCACCATATCCATATTCTTGACTTAACAACCATCTCAAATAATTTTTTATAAAGGGAACAATTGTAACAGTGTTTGAATTATCAGAATATTCTTTTAATATCCAGTGGGGAAATAATGATTCTACTGTTAGTTTATCTCCTAACCATGGTTTATTAAAATTTATATAATAATCACTACCTGCTGTTGTAGTGGCATTCTCTGACAACAAATTCATTTTAGTGTCAAGAGATAGAGTTAAATTGTTTAATAGTAATATCATTGGGTATAAGCTAAACGTATTCCAGCAAGTTTTCTATCGTTTAGATAAGTCATCAATAAAGTTTGATTTGATGCAGACAAATTTTGAACATATACATTTACTGTACCGGGTAAACAACAATCATTTGCAACAGTAACATAATCTTCATTATCCGTTCCTTCGATACCAGATCCTAAGATTGCATTAATATAATCGGCTATTGTTACACAACGATCTTGGCCGGTGGCTTGAAAAAGCAAACTATATCTTGCCCGATCAACACCAATTAAATCATAACCACCTGTAGGTAAATCTGATGTATTGAATTGTGCATCAGATCTGGCTACAATGTTTGAATTATTGGCATCTGTTCCATTTGTTAATACTGCTTTAATCAAAACCGTACTTGATGTAGTTAATGTTTTGGCACTTGGAAAATTATTTGTAACAATATAGCCTTGTGGTCCATTTATTACTGTAAAAGTATTTTGATTTCCCGATGCTGCTGTAGAAGATTTATCAACACGAGTCCATTTATTTACAACACCGGAATTAGTTGTAGTTTCATAAAATGTAATTGTTCTTGGATCAACTGTATAAGGAAGCTGACATGATTGAGTTACATAATCATAATTTGTATAACTAACTACTTGAATTCCAGAATATAGAGTTGTTGTTTTTGCAGATCCAGTTGGAACAGAATTTATATTGAAAAAATACGAAATTGCTCCGGAGCTCGTTGTAGCTTGAAATGTCGTATAGTCTTCTAAAGTTGCCCCAATTGCTGTAATAGTTCTTGTAGTGCTAGCCCCCTGTGTTGGAGCAATGAGAACAGAATTGTTGGCTGCAATTCCCAGTAAACTATTCAATAAAGTAGTAGTAGTAGCAAAAGAATTTACATAACCATATTGAGCATATACTCCATTATATGCAGTAACAGTAGACAACAAGTTAATTAAAAGATTTGCTGTGCTGGCATTATTTGCAAAATCAATATCTGCTAATTCTGGTTGTTTTAATAAAAATGAAACCAATGATGATTTGATATCATCAAAATCCAAAGAAGCAACTGATAAATTTTTAAGTTGATAGGTCATTATAGATTAACCTCTACAAAGGTAGTAGCATCCGTTTGCATTGCTATTCCATCTGACAAGGAATATGTTACTGTAAATTGAAAACTATTCATGGTAGCATAAGTTGTAACAACCGATATATTGTATAATTTTGGAATAGCAGCTTGCAGATATCCAGCCAAAGATGCCTGAAGTGCTGGTAAATTTGCTTGACCATCAAAGATATAATCAAAATAATTGGACCCAAGATTCATATTTGATAGTAATTCACCTTTTTGAGTTTTTAATACAACTTCTATGTATTGTGCATATGCATTAAAACCACTTACCGTACCAATATCTTTTTTTGGTCCAGATATATTAATTTTTTCTAATAATATTGAAAAATCTTTTTTGGCCATCAGAATATTTAGATCATGGGTAATATGGACCACCATTGTCCGCGCTACTATAGTCGGGAGCTATCTTGGACAAGGACAATCCAGTTTCATGTGTTCCTGAACTTGTAAAGACGTGTTTAATTCCCATAATATAATACAAATCATTCATTACAGAATTATCTTGTGAATATGG